GCGGCGGTCTTGCCAAGGTCACCGAGAATCTGATCAGATAGGGACTGCTTCGGAGGCTCAATCTTGCCGATCGTTATCGGAATACCAAACACCACACCAGCGGCGAGAAGCTGACGATTGAACTCCTCGGGGCTCAGGAGCTTCTTGAGAGCGGTGACGATGTTGCCTTTTTTTTCCGGCTTAGGGATCAGACCGATTTCGATGTCGAGGATTTTGTCATTCGTCTCAAGAATAATCCTATTGGTCTCGTCGAGGATTTCTTTCTTGGTCTCGTCGGATGCTGGCTTAATCGACGTGTCGAGCGCCAGCCCGCCTTCGCTTTGCTGCACTACTCCGAATATCTTTTTAGCTTCAGCAAGACGTGCCTGTAGCTGAGTTTTATCAAATTGCGCCAGTTGCAATTTCACATCGCCTTGTGTCAATTCACCAGACAATAGGCCGCGTTTTAGTCGTGCCTCCTCTTCTAATCTGCCCTGACGTTGCGTGTCTAGAAAAGCCTTGTAAGCCTGCTGTGCCTTCTCGTAAGCTGAGGCTTCTTCTTTGGTTTTCTTGACCTTCTTTTCTTTGGCGTCGGTGTTATCGGTTTCGGCTTGTGTGTTCGTTTTAATTGCAGCGCTAGCAGCATCTACGTCCGACGTGCCACTTTTGAATGTGGCGAGTGTCTTGCTGAGTACGCCGTTAGCTTTACCATAGACTTCATTAAGCTTAGTTGCATTTAAGCCAAGCCCATTTACGGTCTCTGAAAATGAGGTGAATGCTGTTTGAGCCTGCTCTGCAGTTTTGGCGTTGTAAATCGCGTTGGCAAAATCTTGCCCTGCCTTCTCGAGTTCTGCCGAGCCCAAAACTCCGATCGTTCGGTTTGTTAAGTCCTGCAATTCCGAGATGGCAGCGTTCCGCGCGGCAAAGGCGATAGCACGGGTGGCCTTCTCGAGACGGCCGGCAAGCTCTTGTGATTGCTTGTCCAGTTGCCCAAGTTCGGCAGTCGTGCGTTTGCCAATTTCAGCCACCCCGGCAAGGTTGTCGGAAAACGACTTTGTTTGGTCGATGAGGTCAGGATATTGTTTGTCAAGTTGCCCCTGAACTTCCCGTAAACGCTTTTCTTCGGCTGCCGTGCGTTCGGTCTTCTGAGCGAGGCGTGTAAACTCATCGGCAAGGCTCTTCGTTTGCGTGACGCTAGTCTTGCGTTCTTTGTTGCTTTGGATTTGTTGCTCCACCAGCTTCTTTTCAGCCTCGGAGTTTTCCAGAGCTTCCTCTGCTGATATGCTTAGGGCATCGGACAACGCAATGACGGCTGCCGTAGCGACAACAACCGCCGCAGCCACAAGCCCGACGGGGTTGGCTGCCAACACGGCATTCCAAGCGGCAGTGACCTTCGTCACAATCGTGGTGGCCGTCGTCCCTGCGGTGACTGCTATTGTATAGGCAGCATAAGCAGCGGCAGCCGTGAGGATAGCAGGGCCAATGATGTCGAAGTTATCGACAACCCCAGCGATAATAGGGCCAAGCGTTTGGAAACTAGCAATCAGCCCCTCAGTTATCGGCACGAGTGCCGTAGCGAGCGGGGCAAGGGCCTCCAAAATCTGAGTACCAATCTGCTCAAAAGCCTCATTAACCTGATTACTGATTTTGTTCAGCGTCCCGCCCGCGTCCGTCTGTTGTGCTTCGACTTCGGCGAAGGACGATCCTAGTGCAAGGTTCGCCTGTGCCAGCTTTTCAGCGGGCCCAAGATTCGAACGCAACGTCTCGGCAAGCGCAGGGTATTTCTTGGTCAGGTTCTCGATGGCCTTTGCGCCTTCGGGGTCTGCTATGCCTCGTGTAAATGCTTTGACTACGGCTTCGCCTTGCACGGCCCCGTTTGTGAAGACCTCAATGCCTGCCGATAGCTTTGTCAAATCTGCGGCCTGCTGACCAGAGACGTTACCGAGCGTTGCTACATTTACGGCGAGTTGCTTGGTACGCTCCGATGGCAAACCGAGGTTGTTGGCAAGCTGCACAGCCGAATCATTGACACGCTTAATTTCGCCGTCAACGTCGGCTATGCCCTGTTGTTTGAACGCTACGGCCAATGAATCACCGAACTCATCAGCGCGAAGGGCGCCTTCTTTAAGGCCAGTAGCAAGGGATCCGATAGCACCGACGGCAAGACCGCCAATTGCGCCGCCGATAAATGAGTTGAGGCCCGAAAAACTAGACTTTGCCTGCTCGGTATCGATGTCAATTTTGACGTGTTCAGTCCGACTTAGCCCGTCGATTTCTTTGCTAGTCGTCTTTACTTGGCTGTCATCGACTTTGACGTCCACCTTCGGCTTTATCATGTCGAAGGCTTTGCGGACATTGTCCGCGCTGCCTTTGGCCGTAGCCTGGACTGTCTTTAGAGCATTGGCAAACTGTGAGGTGTCCAGCTTCAGCTCATTGGTAAACACTGCCATGCTACGGCCTCCTTGTCATGCGTTTGTATTTGTTCCGTTCGATCGACTTTGCCGTTGGCTGATCCCACTTCGTAGCCCGCACGATGGCAACACGCCGCATAAACTCCGATGCCGACAGGTTGTCGACGAAATCGTCAGGCGTCATTTGCCAAGCTTGCGCTGCGTCAAATGACATAATAACGTCGTGCTCACGTGAGGGCATGACGTCGAATCCCGTGATGCGCTTTGGCAGGGGCTTGCCGTCTTCGTCTACTGGCTTTGACGTGAGTACACGATACTCGTCGTATATGGTGCGCAGTGCCGACATCTCAGAGTTTAGTAACCTCTCGAAATCGCTTCACCGTAGCGACCACCTCCGTCAGGTCTTGCTCGTCCCAGAATCCGTCAATCGCCATGAGGGCTTTGTCCTGCTCAGTTAGCTGGCTCTGGTCTAAAATAGTCTTCAGAATTTCAACGCATGCGTCAATAGCTTCGTCATTGTCCAGCGGGAAGTCCGTCGACGGGTTGTTGAGTGCATCCCAAATCTCAGGGAAAGACTCGAGAAGCTCCGACTGAATCTTCTGTGCTACCATAGCTTGCAAGTCACCGTCGGTGATGTTCGGGATTTCTGCGCGAATCACTGCGCGAATTTGCTCGGCATACTGCGTGTTCTGCCCACCTGTTAGGGTGACGATTTTGGATGCGTTCGGGCTTCGCCGCATGGCGTCCATGAACGCGGTGTTCTGGCCTAAGGCCCTGAGCACTCCGATTGGTGTTTCCACGGCGCGAATGACCTTCCGTGATACGACGGCCTTGACGGGCACGTCCTTGGGTTCGCCGGCAAAGTAGATTTTCATTGTGGCTCCGATGATGTAAATGATTAAGTGGGTTGCCCCGTCACGAGGCGGTCAGTATGTGAGTACATAACCGCCCCGGACACGGAGCCACCGTGATCTTATCCGTAAACGACCGTACCGTAAGGCTTGGACGTGGTGAGCGTCACAGGCGTTGCCGTGGTCATGAACGACGTCAGATGCGTAGCAAGTAGCGTAACAGGGGCTGACAGCTTGTAGCCTTCGAACTCGAGCGTGACACGGTTGTACGTCTCGCCTGCTTGCGTCCAGCCGCCCGACGTGTTCGACAGGCGCACGGGGAACACGCCGACCTTGCGAGCAGATTTATCCGAAGCGCCATTCGTACCGCCCTTGACTGCGGCGATGTACTTGGTGTTCGCACCTGATGTTTCGGTCACACCGTCTTCGCGAAGGATGTCTTCGACGTTGCCCGAAACTGAAATCGACGTTTCGATAAAGTCTTGCAATGCTTGATTGTCTTCGACGTGCTCGATAGTGACGTTGTAAGCACCTGAGTCCTGACGTGCTACGTCGGTGCTGATGATGTTGCCGTACAAGTACAGCGCGGGGCTTGCGCCTACCGTTGGTGTCGTGACTGTGTCATCGACTGTCCATACGGCGAAGGCGTTACCACCGGCGATGATCCGATTTGCGGAACCTGCCATGAGATTTTATCCTTGGTATTTCTGGAGATGTTGAGAATCCCGAGCAAGCATTTGCGACCACAACGTAAGCTTACGCTGATCGTCGCATGATGCGTACTCGGTAGAGAGTAGTTTCACATTGCGCTCCAGTTTGGCTTTCATCTTGTCGGCTGAGATTTCATAGCCCACATGGTGCACAATGAGAGAACAGGGGGCGGCACGGAATCCAGCTTCGTCGATGCTCCATCCGATTTGCTCGTGCGCAGCACCCTCGAATTGGAACCCGTAGCCGTTGCGAAACAAGCGTATCGTTGGCACGTGGTAGCGCACGGCGTCGTCAAACTCCGTCCCCGTATGCGTCTGCTGTGATCCCACACAGCCGCAGATTAGTCCGCCAATGCCTGGCGGGTATTCGGATAGGCGTTTGAAAAAGTCGTGCTGGTGAACCATTAGTCTGTCGTCGGCATCCAGCCACATGATCCACGGACGTGTTGCCAGTGCAATACATTCGTTGCGCAGATTTGCGAAGTGTAGTTTTGTCTTGACTGTCTTGTAATATCTGACAACCGTGTTGCCGTAGGTCTTCGTCTTACGATGGACGGTAGGTTCTTCGACTTCGCCGATGCTATTCCACAAGACGACGACCTCGCTACCGTTGGGGATGGTGCGAAGTAAATCGAGCATATAGTGGGCATCGGATTCCGATGCGATTACGCAGACGGAAAGCGGCAACCCCTCAGGTTGCAAGGGGACTATTTCAGGCGTTGACATGTGGCTCCGTAACGATTTTGTGTGGGTACAAAACTACGTTGAAAGCCCCACCCTCGCTATCGAATCTCCCGACATGCACGTCTTCGACTGATCGCGGGGCTTCATCCCCGAAAAAGTCAGGGTCGATGCGTACGCCAATATCGCCATAGAGTTCGGTGACGTTCTGAAGATGCAGGACAAGTTCGGAGATGAGCATCATGATTGCACGTATGTAAGTACCACTTCGTACATGATTGCCATGTTGTCGCCCTTGTCGTCGACGTAACCAGTCACCGACGACGTGTCGATGCTGTGAATGAGGATGTCGTAGCCAGCGGCAGTTGTCTCCGATGTTGGTAGTTCAGCGGCTACGGCGTCGATGCACTTGTCAATCTTCTCGACGATGATTCCGTGGTTGATCGCTCCGAGACCTTCGTTCATGGAATCCAAACCGTTTTTGGCGATGGCATAGATACCGATGGTCATGCGCCGTAGTGGAGCGTGGATGTATGACGATTCCGTCTGCGATGCCTCCACGTCATCGGAGATGATGTTGACGTAGACTTCGGTCTTTGTGGCACTACCGACCTGCTCCAGAATGAACACGCGGCGAACGTCGAAGGTAGGCTCCAGTTCTAATTTGGAGCGGAGCAGGTCGAGCCCGAAGGCGTAGCGGGATGTGGTTGCCATTAGTTCAGAAGTCTCCGTAACATATCGCGGATGATGTCGCCCAAGTCTTCGTCGTTCATTGCTTTAATAGACGGCCCGATGTACGGCCGTGGCGGTATCGTAGCCGCGTGGTTGCGTCCCGCCTGCCCTCCGTACTCATGAATGCGAGCGTAGGGTATAACCGCAAGGTCAATGCCCCAGACGAACGAATACGTGCCGGCCTTGGCTTCGGTTCTGCTGACGTTGCCTTTGGCCTTATAAACCGTTGCGGCTTTGAACAGGTTGCCTTTGACAAGTTGCAAGGTAGTGCCCTGAGGATTGCGCGGGTACTTCGGCGTCCTGTTGGTTTCGCCGTAGTTGTCGGTTATCCGAGCAGCCAACACGGTCTGCAATCGCTCCGGGTCGAAGGCGTCCTTTGCCTCCGTTGGAAGGCGTGACAGAATCCGTTGCACGTATTCGTCGACAGTCATCGATACCCCAGCGTAGTATAGGGGCGCAGGCGGCTTTTGAAACGTGCCATGAGGTCACGATAGACTGTCGTTTGCGTCATGCCGCCTTGGTTCACTGCAATGCTTTGCACACCGAAACGGTTTTCACGTCCGCCGAAGTCCGTCATCTTGAATAACTCGACTACGATTTCTGAGGCGATTTCTTCCAAGTCAGCAGGCACGGCGTTCGTTGTGCCGTCGTAACCTACTGTCAGGTTGGCACGATAGAAGACCTTAACGAACCCGTCGTCTTTGTACAGCGACGTGACGCCGCCGGTGTTGAATACCACGGGGCCGGTGATTGTCGACCATGCGTCGTAGGGGTTGTCCCGCTCTTGGATGCTGTTCATCACCACGGGGACTGTGTAGTGCAAGAGATGCACACGGTTGCCATCGCCGACGAAGTCATACGCTACGGCCTGCCCAGTGACGGGCTGCTTGCATATGTTGTTGATGATCGATTCCGACTGTGTTATCAGCGACGCAAGACGGCTGTCGTTAGCAGACGATTGGTCATTGATCCAAACCGTCTTCAGTTTGTTTACGGTTGTGAGTGCCATCAGATTACATCCTTTACTGCTTTGGTTGCCGGCTTGCCAAATCGTGAGTCGTAGATAGCCTGGTCGCCTTTGTTGAGCTTCGCCGGCAAAACGCAAGCGATCATATTTTCTTTCCGATAACTTGCGATGTTGACTTCGTTTGACTGATTGCCTCCGAGCACCTTGACTGTCGTCGAAGTGTCACCAACACAGAAGCCTACATGATTGCCACCTTTGCGAGTGAAGACCACCAGACAGCCCGGATGCAATGCGCATGACTGGCCATAGGTCGCCCATGACTTTGCCGCTGCGGACTTTGTGATAGGATACTTGGCTTTGGCCATAACCCAGTTTACGAACGACGAGCACCAGGGCACTTCGTCGGATGTGGCCTTGAGTGTCGTCGTGGCGTGGTATGCTACAATCTGCGGATGCGCAGAAGCCCCGGCTATTTCCTTGACGCCGCGTTCGCCTTCGGCAATGTCCATCCAGCTATATTTCATTCTGCGCACCTCGCATAGTTAGGAGCGTTTCGTACATCAGATTTTCGAACAGCACCGCCATCGGCTCGTTTACGTCCTGACCTGTCACCGATTCAAACGCGTGCCACCACTCATGTAGGAATGTCTGCAGACGTTCCGTTTCGGATGTTGCCTTGCCATCGACTGATGATGCGATACGGATGGTGCGCGTTGTAAAGTCGCACTCCCCATATCCCGTCATGCCTCGCTTGGCTATCTTGACAGCCCACTTCTGGCCGGCAAGTTTGAATGTCTTAGGGATCATCACCGCACCATCCCGTTGATGATTGTGCGATTGTTCACGGCGAATGTCCCGTCACCTTCTAACTCCACAGTAGCAAAGCCGTGGTTCCAGCCGTTTCTAGGGGCGTAGTGAGGGTTTAGATCGCATAGGCAACCCACAGACCACCCCGCAATGAAAGACCCGTCTAATGGCTTGCGTATCTGATCTTGGCTAGTCCTGTGCACGTGCCCGACAAGGATGTTGTCGAGTGCCTTCATTCGGAAGCTCCGCGCTGGCATCACACCACCACCACCATACCACTCGTGGCCATGATCGACCCATAACTTACCAATCGTCATCTTCGCACGATTGCAGACCCATTCGATGCCGTTGTCACGAATGCCGAGCATGGATTCAATGTCGATAGTCCCCTGCAGTTCGCTGGCCTTGCGTGCAAGGTAGCGTTGAAACCGCTCCTCGTGGTTGCCCTCACGGTAGATGATCCGTACGCCATCGCCAAAGAACTTACGCAGGTGCTCGAGCATTTTCTTGCCAACGTCCAGTTCCCACTTCCACGACCGTTTCAATTCTATCTTCTCGTGAGAAGACAGCTGGTAACAATCGAGCATGTCACCATTGAGGATAACCGTCTGCACACCTGCGTTCTTCAGCTCTTGTAATGCCGTGAGGTAGGCACCGTAAAACTGTCCAGACGCATCACGTCGCAAGTCGTGAAATGGCCAATGTGCATCTGAGATGATGCCGGTTAGGTTGCTTGTGATTTCACATACGACATCGTCCCGCAGGTCTCCAATCTCCATTTCGCCATCGATGCCTGGCACTGCCCCGTAGGATTGGTTATTGGTCTGATCACGAGGATCCCACGCTTCGCCCTGTTCACGCTGGTCTTTGGACTCTTCTGGTGTTATGCCATGCCTAGCTTCGAACCCACGCTTGTAATGCGCGGCAGCAGCCTTG